GGCTCCCCCGGCTCCCCCGGCTCCTCCGGCGCCTCAGACTCTCGAGGTGACTGTGAAGGGCACGGTTTCCGATGGTGTTGTGCCGGTGACGATTCGTGCTGCTGACGCCGGTGTGACGGTGGCGGCTCTGTCTATGAGTGTTCAGACTGACGCTTCTGGCCTCCTCGCGGACACGAAGGTGAAGCTGCCCGCGGCTACCTGGCCGGTGCAGGTCTCTGTGGCTGGTGCTCGGCGCATGTCCTCCATGTGGCTGATGGCCAAGGCCGGCGAGACTTTGGACCTGGGCGGCCAGCTGTTCGAGACCTCGAAGCACTGGCCCAGCCAGTCCGGTCTGAACGGCGGAGGCGGTGGCGGCGGTAACGTCGACCTGTCCGACTACGCCAAGCGGTCTGATCTGGCGTCCTACGCTTCGAAGACTGACGTGGACGGTGTGCGTCAGGCGCTGTCGAAGTTGGGCGAGCAGCACCCGCTGATGGTGCTGGCTCCGGCCGACGAGGTGCCTGCGGGCACTCCGGCCGGTACGGTGGTCGTCCGTAAGGCTAAGTGATGACTCGGGTCAAGGTCAGGGGCTGGCAGACCCGTAACAACAAAGGCTCGAAGCTGACCGTCTCTTCGATGGTCGGGGACGTCGCCGTCCTCCTGATCCACGGTCAGGTGGAGAAGATGGGTGACATGACGCCCGCGGGCTGGACGGGCCGGTACTACACCGACCCGAACGGCCGCTCTGTCACCGTCGCCGTGAAGAAAGTTGCGGCTGAGTCGGATACTCGTGACATCAAGTGGTGGAACGACAAGGCGGATTATGTGGCTCGCCAGTCGGCTGTCCTCGTGGTGCTGGACCGGGCTACGGTCGCTAACGCCTCGACGGGTGTGATCGCCGCCGGGACGGGCGCCCTGACTGGGCTGAAGCCCAGCGAGAGCGAGCCTCAGTTGGTGGCTTTCTTCGATGACGCCACGAAAGACGAGCATGTGGTGGGCCTGCCTGACGGTGCTCAGGTGATCGAGACTGGCCGATCCTTCGAGTCCACGGCCGGCTCGTGGACGTCCATCGAGGTGGGTGTGCTGTACGCGCCCGGGTCCAGGGCGCCGGGCACGGTGGTGAAGTCCTCGACGGCGGTACCGCTGGTCCTGGTCGCTCAGGCTGCGACGTACGAGCCTACAATGGGTGATGGCACGGCCACGGCGTGGCAGGTGCACCCTGGAATCAACGCTAGAGTGCGTGCTGTGCCCGGCGGGTACACGGTGTCGGACCTGCTGGCTTCGAGGCCTATTCTGTGCGGGCATCATGGCACGTCGACGGCGGGCTACGGTGAGCACTCGGCGCAGGGGTACACGGCAGCGGTGGCTCGTGGTTGCCAGGCCCTTGAGATGTCGCTGTCCAGGACGACCGATGGCGTGTGGTGGGGCCTGCACGACGCGGACCTGTCCCGTCTGGGCGGTCCTGCGACGAAGGCGCTGGACATGTCGTGGCAGCAGGTGAAAGATGCCATTAAAGGCTTCGAGTATAAGCCGGTCACTTTGGACTGGCTGATGAAGACTTATGGCAAGACTCACGTGCTGGTCCTGGACCCGAAGTACATGTCGGGCAAGTGGTCCGAGCTGTGCGACACGCTGGAGGCGTGGAAGGAGTGGGATCCGAAGGAGCACGTGTTCATCAAGTCCTACGCCGAGTCACTGCAGTGGATGTTCGCTCCGATTCTGGCTCGGGGGTACAAGACCTGGGCGTATGCGTATGGTGAGAAGGATAAGCCGTGGTGGACCGACTTCTGCAAGGCGTCCTCCATTACCGTCCGGTCGGTTGATTACACTCAGCCTCAGACCATCTGGGACCAGGTGCTGAACGGCTCGACGACACCGACGATCGCGCATATCCCTGCGGACAGGACCCAGTACAAGACGGGTATGGACAAGGGTGCTGCCGGGGCGATCATATCTTCTCCGGATGCGCTCGGCGACCGCATCCTGTAATGGCTACGCCTGGTGAGGCTATCGGCCGGGAGCGGACTGTGAGATCCTACAATCTCCATCTGCTCCCGGCCGTTCCGCATGGTGAGCTCTACCCCAGGGTGCACGCTGAGCGGCGGCTCCCCTCGAGGCTGGTGCCGTTCAACGTCGCCATGACCTCGAGGGGCCACGAGGGGCACGTGCACTTTTTCATTGACGACTATCAGTTCGAGCGCGTGTGGGGTCAGCCGGAGAAGTACCGCCGCGTCCTCGAGGCATTCGATGGTGCCATCGCCCCCGACTTCTCGACGTACCTGAGCATGCCCGAGCCGATGGTGTGCTGGAACGTGTATCGCTCCCGCGCCCTGGCGGCCCTGTGGCAGTGGTGGGGCGTGCCCACGATCCCCGTGCTGCAGTGGGCTGGGCCTGACACGGTGGAGCGGTGCGTCGAGGGTCTGCCTCACGGGAGTCTGCTCGCGTGCTCGGCGACAGGGGTACCACGCACGACGGACGACGTCGACACGTTCCTGTCGACGCTGTGGTGGTGTGTCGGGGAGCTGGACCCAGCCGGCCTCGTATGGTACGGGGACGACGTGCCCGGTCTGTCACGGGCGCTTTCGGGCGTGCAGATCCACAGGTACGATAACCTCATCACCAGCCGAACAAGGAAGCTCAAGAGAAAGGCGAGATGATGGGCGGACGCGGAGCAGGAGCCGGCAGCTACGGTGCGGCCTCGAGGTGGGCCGACGAGGACTTGGGGCTGGGCGGCATCATGGACGACGCCGACGGGACCATCACGGACCGTCAGCTGCAGTATATTCGGGACCTGCAGAAGAAACTGCAGGATCTGGCCGACTCGGGGTTCCCCGTCAGCCGCCAAGTCGCCCCTCGAAGGGCCCTCGAGGGAGAAGATCTTGAGAGGGCGAGGGAGCGTGCCCGCCGCTTGGGAGTGATCAACCCTGAGCGGCTGTCCCGTCACGGGGCGTCGAGGTTCATTGACGCTGTGTGATCAGAACAAGTCTTTGATCTCCGGCGGGACCGGAGGCTCGCCCGGTGCGTCCTCGACGTGCCGGGCGATCTGTCTGCCCCACGAGAGCAGGTGCATGGCGTAGTCGACGACGTGCCATTGCTTGGTGACTGCGGCTCGCTCGGCCCGTTCGGCTTCGTCTCTTCGCTGTTCTGCTGCGGCGACGGCGGCTTCGAGTGCTGCGACTCTCGAGGAGAGGGACTTCACCGTCACGTCCAGCAAGGTTATCCTTGCCTGCTCTTTGCTCGCCCTGCTGTTAGCTGACGATCCGGCCCATGCGGCGAGTCCGCCGATGGCCGCTACGAGTACGCTGTCCGACAGGAAACCGGCGATATGTACAGGGTCCACTGGGCCAGTATACTGTAGGAAGTACAGCCACGACTCTATCCCTTCGACGATAGGAGGTCTGGGTGAGCGTCGCTGAGTATGCTGCCAGCGAGGCCAGATATATCGCTCAGTGTGATGTCGGGTACTCTCAGCCTGACAGGTGGACGTGGTATGACAACTGTGACTGGAACGGTTGGCTGCTGAGGTCCCCGCAGAACGCGGACTGCTCCTCTCTCGTGGCTGGCTGTTACAACATCGCAGCACACCACGAGTGGGGTGAGCCGTTCACGGCCGGGTATTTCCCCAGGACCACGTGGACCGGGTCAATCCGCGAGGAGTGCGCCAAGCGCAACTTCGCAGACATCTCCGGCTCGTGGACGGGTAACGTGCCCGACGGCGGTTGGTACACCGGTGACATCGTGCTGTCCGAGGCCGCCAGCGGCGGTAGGGGCCATGTGGCGATCATCATCAACGGCGGCTCCGGCGAGTCGTCGGACGGTGCCCTACTGGCGGAGGCGTGGATCGCTGAGGATGGCTCGATCGACGGATACCTCGGTGATCAGACCGGCTCCGAGGTGCGGATCGTCGAGTATGCCAGCCATCCGTACACTCGCAGCGCGTCGTGGACTCACGCGCTTCGGCGGCGTGACGTCCAGTCGCCTCTGACGGGTGGGGGCTCCGCCCAGTCGCAGTCCCGTTCCTCATCGTCCTCGAGGGGGGCGGGGTATCAGCTGTCTCCGATTCAAGCCGCTGCTCTTCGGGCCGCGGATCGTGTGGGTTGCCCGTGGTGGGCGGCCCTGGCGATGCTGTGGCAGGAGACGGGTGAGCGCGGAGCTAACATTTTCGGGCATGACGCTGGTGGCGCGTATTGCGGCGGGGGTGAGGTCACGGAGGAGAAGTTCCGTGATTTCTACAACATGATCCGCAATGGTGCTACGAGTAATGGTGTCGGGCCGGCGCAGATCACCTACCCCGGGTATTTCTTCAACGATCCGGACAGGGCGTGGTGGGACCCCGAGCAGAGCTTCGAGGTGGGCGCCCGGCTGATCCGCGACTACATCAACGCCGAGGGTGACTCGTACGAGGCCCTGAAGCGGGTCGGCTCGAGGTACAACTCCGGCACAGCGTTCGGAACATATGACACTTATGGGCAGAGCTTCTCCGATAAGTGCAGGTCATGGTATGAGTACGGTCGCCCATCCGGGGCGGGAGAGGAAAACTTCTGGGAAATGGCTGAAGGCATCGATATCCTCAAGGAAATGAACAGCAGGCTCATCGAGATCAGCGACCAGACTGGCGCTGGCATCGAGGGGCGTCGCTTCGACGGTCCGATTGTCGGCTGGCTGAAGCAACTGGACGGCCGGGTCGCCGGTCTAGACGCTAAGCTTCAGACCGTCGTCGACGAGGTCGGCAAGCTGAAGGTTTCCTCGCAGACCGCGGGGATGGCGAAGAATGAGGAGAACAAGTGAATCTTGATCCTGGTCAGACGATGGCCCTGACGGCCGTCGCTGGTGTTCTGTGGCCTCTGGTGCAGGCTGCTCTGGACAAGCCCTACTGGACGGCCGGTCGCCGTCGTGCGATCACGCTGGCTGCCATCGTCGTGCTGACTGCTGGCTCGTGGTTCGTCTCGGCGTACCCGGCTAACGCCCAGGCGATCGTGACTCAGGCGGCTGCTGTTGCCGGTTTCGTCCTCGGGGCTTTCAACATTCTGAAGGCTCTGAAGATCAACGGCGTCAGCATCATCGATTGGGCTGGTCTGGTGACTCCGGGTGGCGTTGAGCGCGACAAGGGCAAGCACGAGGCCGACGAGCCCCAGGGCGCCTGACATCATGTGCCGACCTCTTCTCAGAGCCAGGTAGAATAATAGGTGCGTTGGCGGTAGGGACCCTTAGCAAGTCTCTTCCGTAGCCCTTTCTCCTTGGGGCAGTGGGTTGGTTACTAGAAAACCCCCGAGCTGTTATGGCTCGGGGGTTTTCTAGTGCTCATTCACTCCTTCGGCAGCCAGCCGATGGAGACCGCTTCGCGGAGCACCATCTCAGCCGCGCAATCCGCAGTGCATCCCCCCTCGAGGTGGACGGGCGCGGACCTGTTGGCGTGGTAGACGGTCGCCTCCGTGCTGCCGCCGCCTGCGGGGGTAAGGCCGACCATGAGGGGCCACCCATCGGCGCCTCCCATCGAGAGGGCGGTGCCGCGGACGACGACCGGCCTACCCAGCCGGACCGCTATGCACTTGCTCACGTCATGCGCCAGGCTACGGGTGCGCATCCCCCTAGGCGCTTTCATCGGCCGGCCCTGTCGTAGAGCACGTCGACAATGGCTGCCACCGCCTGCTCGACGCACATCTTCCTCGAGGAGCCCGTCCAGTGGTGGCCCGGGGCGTCCACGAACCAAAACGGAGGCTCGACCGCGATGTGCACGGCGTCGGCCATAGAGGCGGCGTCCCAGCGGGACAGGAACGCATCGTTGAACCCGGTGGTCGGGTGCAGCAGGGCGGTGTCGTAGCCGCGTCGGGTGAGCTCCTGATAGGCCTGCGAAAGCACTCCTGCGGGCGTCATGGTCAGTTCACCCCCAGAGCGGTCCAGACGGCCCAGACCAGCCAGACAGAGCCTAGGGCGGTCAGGAGGGACAGGAGAGCCCCGATGGAGTAGACGGCGAGGGCCAGGAAGATCTGCCCCCATCGGGGGCGCCTCCAGCTGCGGTTGCGGGGTGCTGCGTGAGCCATCATTTGGAATGATTCCTATTCTCAAGAGTGGTTGGTTACGGATGATCAGCGAGCGGCGACTCGACCATGCTGGGCGACCAGGCAGGCCAGCAGACGCTTCTCCGCATCATACCGGCTCAGCGTGGTCACACTCTTCGAGCGGTGGCCCTGGACAGTCCACTTGCCGCTCTGATACGAGACGCGGGCGAGGGGGGCCCGCAGGCCGTCGGCGACGACGGTGGCGCCCCAGCCCCCGACGGCTTTTCTACTCTCGACGTGAATCGGGAGGAGCCCCTTCGGGGCGCGGGGCAGGCTCTCCTGGGCGAGCCCCCAGACGGCCTGACGGGCCAGTGTCATCGCGGGGTTCGGGGCCTTGTCAGCGTTGTCATTCATTGGTATCTCCTCGGTCGGAATTGCGCTGTTGCCACAACACTACAGCCCCTGACGGGCTCCGTACCACATCGGGGGCTGTAGTATTGTGTGAAGCTTGGCACACTATGGGCTAGGCCTGCGAAGCCGCCAACTCAGTCGCCTCCTCCTGCTCGTCTGAAGGCTTGCCGTACCGGGCCATCACAGCCCCAGCAGCACGCAGGGGCAGCGAGGTGGACCACGGGTTCGGTTCAGTCATGAGCCTGCGGACCTCCGCGAAAGCACGCCCACCCTCGAGGGAGGGCGTGCCGTCGACGTCGACCCACGAGCCGGGGCCTTCGATGATGACCTCGTCGTGGACGTGGCCGACCACTTTGAACCCCGCGCCCTGCAGCCGGACCAGGGCAGCCGCGAGGACGTCACGGGCCACCGCTTGCGTCAGGTTCTCAGCCAGGCGGCCTCCGTACGTCTCGACGTCGTGCCTCTTCACCGGGTCGGAGTAGGCCACCGACGGCTGGCCCCAGCGGTTCAGCGTGGCGTGCACGCCCCGATACGTCAGGTACCGACCGGACGGCAAGGTCAGCACCCGCACATCACGCTGCGGGGCGCCAATGATCGAACCACCAGACTTGAACTCTTCCTCGAGACGCCGCCACAGGGCCGTGATGGCCGGGTTCGCGGCCCGCCACGCGTCCACCTGAGTCCGCAGCTGCTCGTCCGTCGGCTCGGGGCCGGCGAACGTTCTCAGACCGGTCGGGCCTGAGCCATATCCGCACCCGAGCAGAGCGATTTTCCCCTCCTGCCGACTCATCTCGTGGCCGACGGAAGCGGACATGCGGGCCGCCGTCTCGACGTACAGATCCCGCTGCTCCCGATAGGCGTCGATGACCCACTGCTCGCGGGCCAGCCAGGCCAGAACGATCGCTTCGATGGATGAGTAGTCGCAGACCAAGATCGCCGTCGAAGGGGGCTGGCCGAAAGAGGGTCTGACCAAAGCGGCTACGGTGGTCTGGGGCACTTGTTCTCCTCGGCGTATGGCTGCCTGCACTCCCTCAACAGACTCCCCGGCGGGCAGCTGCTCGCGGGGGAGGTTTTGAGGTTGCGCCAGCCTGCCGGCCCAGCGGCCGGTGTGCGCCCCGGCGTACTGGAAGCACCCGCGGATGCGATCCCCGCTGCCTGTGGCCCGGTCGAGCACGTGCAGCTTCCTACCCGATGTGCGGGCTAGGTCGACCCGCAGACGCAGCGCCTTGACCACGTGAGGCGGCAAGCTCCGCGGGTCATCGAGGAGCGCCTCCAACGTACCCCGGCGCACGTCGGGCAGGTCAGCAAGCCAGTCGCAGGACTCCCTGAGCCACGCGGTCAGCTGAGCCGTCGAGGCGGGGTTCTCCAGGCCGGTCACCGCCTGCAGCTGACCATAGAGAGACGCTCGCGCGCGGCGCTCGGCAGCCATCGCATCGGTCACAAGCGATCGATCCACAGGCAGGCCGAGATCATTCACCATCTCCGAAGCCACCTCGACATCACGCTCAACGCCCCCTAGGGACGTGACCGCATACGGGTCGGCCACGAGGGCATGCCACACGTCCCTCAACGTCTCAACGTCCTGAGCGCAGTAATGCTCGTACTCGGCCCACTTCTCAGGCTCCTGAAAGCCATAAATCCGCCCAGCCGACCTTTTCTTCGTAGCCCGCTGAGGTACAGCGAACCGGCGGATCAGAGCCGGCCCGGCGGAGTCTTTACCCCTAACACCCAGAGCAGCAGCGAGAGCGTCCAGCCCTCGAGGGAGACCCGACAAGGCAGCGATGTGCATGGTGTCGGCCCACTGAGCCGGATGGAGGAACCGCCCGGTGCCCCTGCCGCACACATACGCCGACAGCTGCACCCGGTCGAACGCGGCGTTGTGGGCGATCTTCAGATAGCCGGGGTCCTGCAGCATGCGGAAGAGCTCGGAGTACTCGCTCCACTCATCCGGGTCGTCACCGGGCTCACCAAGCACGCGCACGGGCGCATCGTCGAGAGCGTAGGCGGTCAGGGCAACAGCAGCCTCGGGGTGCTCGGCGTACTTATAGGCGCCCACGCCGGAGCCACCGCTAAGTGACTCCGGCGAGTACGTCTCCGTGTCAAGGAACAGGAGATGCATTAGACAGCCGCCCCTGGCGTCGCGCCCTGCTGATCCTGATAGTGAGAGCCGAGACCCGGCGACCCGTAAGGCCGGTCAGCGGGACGGTCCAGCTCCTCGAGAGCCAGCTGGGCAACTCTCGAGCCCACAAGAATCATGTGCGTCGTGCGAGAGAGATTATACAACTCCAACGTGATCTGTCCACGGAAACCCGGATCGATGAAACCCGCCGTGACGTGCACCATGATGCCCTTCCGGGCCCACGAGGACTTGCCCTCCACGCGGGCCAGCAAGTCGTTCGGGATGGACACCGTCTCCCTCGTCGAACCCAAGAGGAACTCACCGGGGCGGATGTAGATGCGATTCTTGTCCGCCTCGTCCTCGACACGCATCGGAGCCTGCCCGTCGGGGCGGACGACACTATCTGAGATGGTCAACTCCAGGCTGGCCGGCTGGACGGCGTCGTAGACGGACCTGTCATAGAGGGCTGCGGGGATGATCTCCCCGATGCGCAGCCTCTCACGGATACTGCGGTCTGACAGAACAGCCATCACAGCCCCTTCACTCGGTCGAGGGCGCCGCAGAGGATATCCGCGACGGTCGTAGCGACCAAAGCGCCGATCTCCTGGACGCGCTCCTCCGGCTCCGGGTCAGCCTCGAGGAAGCGGCCCCACAGGCGGAGTAGACCCTGGGCGGCGTACAGGCGAGCCTCGCGGACGCTGTGGCCCGAATTCATCTGATCTGAGATGATCCGGGTGACATACCAACGAGCTTTGGAGACATCATTCTCCCACGCAGCGCCCGGTTTGTGGCCCGCGCGGGCGATGTACTTCCACGTGTTGCCGAGAGTGTACGTGGATCCGCCGATCACCTCAATCGGCTCCGGGTACAGATCCTTGTAGTGGGCGGGGTTCGTGATGCTCATACCAATACCACCACCGTCTGGCCGTGCTCAGGGTCCTCGCGATACACGTGCCAGCCGATGGACTCACCGAGGCACTTAGCCCTGCGGATGAACGGCAGAGCGCACTGCTCGTAGTCGCCGTTCAGCGTGTCCGTGACAACAGGCGTCGAGTACCCGTGCTGGACAGCGATGGATTGCAAAGCCTCGATGAGCTGCCCCACGGTAGCGCCGCCTCCCCCGATGGGGTAGGGCGGGTCATGACGGTTAGTTCTCATTGCTCCTCCTAGAGTGAGTAGTGATGGTTATCAGACAGATGGCAAGTACGTATAGAGTCATGATGCGTCGACGAAGGCAGCTGCAAGGTCTTCAGGGGCCGGAAGGACGCCTTTCTTGGTGACGCCCCGCTGCCGGGCAGTCTTCGGAATCCACTTGCAGATCAGCGTGCGGCCGTTCTGCCGGACGGACCATAGGCGCTCCTGATAGACCACCTCGTCGAAAATTTCGCCGTAAGCCCAGAAGTCGGCAGGGTAGTGGATGGGTACCCGCCACTCGTAGCCTTCCCCGAAAGGTTCTGGCATGCGATATGCGGGGCCCGTGGTGCGATCCTTGCGGACGTCGTCTCCGACGATTGTGACGAGGTAGTCTACTTCTGCGATCTCAGTGTCTATCACCGTGACTTAACTCCCAGGCGTGCGATAGTGGTTGCGTAGTTGAAGATCTGGTCCAGGACGCCTCCGAAGCGGCGGAGCGCCCGAGCTGGGATCCGGATCTTGCCGAGTTCCATACCCGAGGCGGTCCTGACAATAGCTGCGGTTGAGCCGCGAGGCAACTCGACGGCAAGGTAGCGCGTTGTCTCGATCTCGTCAGCCTCACCCTCGAGGTTGACCTCCGGCACGTCCACGAGGGACTTGAGGAGGGAGACTGTCCTGGAGGAGAGGATCCCCTTCTCCAGGAAGAGGGCGATTTCTGCGTAGGACCATCGAGTTTGGTTGCGGACGAGCCGGTTACGGAGGATGCCCGGGTCGACTCCAATCTTGGAGCCGCAGGCGGCGTACATCTCGTGGGGGCGTCCGACCATGTCGGCGTAGTTGCGCATGTCGTCGAGGATGTGGTTGGTGATCTCCTGATCGATGTCGTCTAGGCCGGGTTTGAATGCTCTTTGCATCAGCGGTTCTCCTCAGTGTCGTCATGGTTCGCGTGCTTCGGCGTCCAAGCTCGTAGGGCCACTGTGAGGCCTATGGCTGCGGGGGCGACGGCGATGAGGAGGGCTACGCCCTGCCCGCTGCTCATCGCGGCGAGGCCGTGGCCTCCTACGAGGCCCAGGATGAGTGCGACGGCGTAGATGACGACGGCGTAGAGGAATGCCGTCCACGCGGTGACGGCGGCTTTGAGCATGTCCATTTCAGCTCCTCGGTTGGTGTCTTGGTTGCTGACGGGCACATCGTATGCGAAAGCACCACGGCGGCACAATACGTGCCGCCGTGGTGTATGTCACGTCGCCGTATCTAGAAGCCCGATCTCGTAGGCCAGCGTCTCCGCAGCGTTCTGCGCCCTCTCAACGTCCGCAGCCAGATCGACTACGAGGGGGGTATACGAGGGGCTAATGGTCCGCGTCAGCAGAGCCACCCTGTCGGTCAGAGCTTCCAGGTCCTGCGCTATCTCAACGAGAGCCTCATGATCGGTCGACATGGCGCCCCTCCTCCGAGCGAGGCTTCGGAACCTTAGACCATGCGGCCCACAGCAGCGCCGAGGCGACCATCCACATGATCATCGCAGCCGGGTCCACCGTCTGCACCATGATGGAGACCACGACGCCCATGAGCGTCATGCCCGTCGCCCACAGAGCCGCGAGCAGCAGCAACAGCTTGCAGATCTTCAGGATCACAGCAGGTCACTCCAGCCTCCCGTCGAGGGCTGCGCAGGAGCGGCAGGAGCGGCAGGAGCGGCAGGCTGCGAGGGAGT